CGCCTCTTTCTCCTCGCGTCTGACGCCTCACATCACCCTGGGTGAATTCGCCCTGAACGAGGAGGCAAGGCGATTCCGCCATCAATATCAACTTGACACCGCAGCCGAGCTTGCAGGTTTTCTTGAGCGCGTCAGATTAGCATTTGGCGGTAAGCCGATTATTATTACATCTGGCTATCGCACACCCGCGATCAATCACGCTGTTGGTGGCGCGTCAAACAGTGAGCATCTTTTCGATGCGCCTGGCGTTGGTGCAGTTGATTTTTGGATCAGTGGCGCGAACATTGAACACGTTCAAGATTGGTGCGACAAAAACTGGCCTTATAGCGTTGGATACGGCGCGAAAAAGGGTTTTGTTCACCTCGGGATTCGCAAAGGGCGCCCAAGAGTGCGTTGGGATTACTGATTAGAAGCTCAGCTTCTTTTTCATAAAAATCATCAACGCGCATCTCTTCATTCCGCTCTTTTCCATGGCTTGAAGCTTCGACTTGGAGAGGCCTGTCATTTCGCTCAGGTCTTTCCAGGTAGTTGGCAGGCCCTTATTTCTTTCAATAATTACCAGTCGCGTTGTCTTGTCAAGGTATTCATCAATTGCGCTATACAAGATTTCATTATTAATTTTGTCTTCCGCGTCTTCTACAGTGTTTGAGCTTCTGTAATCGACAATTGTCTCAATAATAGAAAATCCTGAATCGTCTTCTCCGCACTTAAGGTCGAGACTTGTGGTTGCCTTTGGCGCATTTAACAAGTCGCATACCTGTCCTTCGTTTAAGCCAATTTCTGTCGCGACTTCTTTGATTGTTGGCTCCCTGCCAAGCTGATGGCTCAATCTTTCGGAAGCCTTTTTAATCGTAAAAATTGACTCATGAACGCTTGTAGGGAGTCTGATCGAAGAATCGCTTGTTTGCAGCGCACGCTGTATCGCCTGCCTAATCCACCAATACGCGTACGTACTCATCGCGTATCCCCTGGTGGGATCAAATTTTTCAACAGCGCGAGCCAATCCAATATTCCCCTCTTGCACTAGATCCATAAACTCTAGTGTTTTCGCTTGCGTAATATATCTACGCGCAATGTTGACAACAAGTCGCAGGTTGCAGTTGATAAATTTTTCTCGTGCGCGAATTCCTGCTCTTTCTATTTGCAGTTCAGCTCTGGTATATGTATCGCGATCCTGACCCCTAATTGCGATCCACGCCTGCACCTGAGTGCCAAGGGCGACCTCTTGGGCTTTGTTCAGGAGGGGGTATCTCCCTATTTCATTGAGGTAGACCTGAACGCTGTCCTTCGTCATTCGGGTTAAGGCTTCCGTAAGCCATTTGCATGTAGTGGAGCTTCCATCGTGCTTGCCACTCCTGCGCATGATCCCACACCATGCCCAATCCGTAAACACGCCACATCCATTGATTTTCTTTGCATGGCGCCTGCAGCCAGGGTTTGCTAGTGTCGGTCATCGGGGACTCCCTCAATGTCATCCTTAAGCTATCGAGCTGAAGACCAGTTTCAAGAAAGGCTTAACGCCGAGCGCCTTAAGGAATTATTCAAAATTCGCGACTACAACGGACTTTTGGAGCTGGCGCTTTTATTGAATCATCAGGCTTCCTTTAACAACAGTCGTGCGCACTGGGCAATTTGCGAAGCAGCGCAGAACATGACAAATGCTTTTAAGCTTGAAAGGTACGAGCAACTCGCAAAAGAGCTAACTCAGGAATGAAAGCTTGGCATCACTGTCAAGTTTTTGTTGTAATGCCCCTTCACCTCGTACCCAATCATAGGAGTTTTATCCATTCGCAAAAACACAATCTGACCGATCAGCATTCCCGGATAAAGGGGAATTGGATGCAGCTGTCTCAGGTTGTGCAACTCAAGAGTCAGTCTGCTGCCATAAAAGCCAGGATCAATGTAAGCGCTCAAAGCATGTGAATATCCCTCCCTGCCGCGACTGGACTTCAACGCGAACTGCCCGGCAACGTCGCGAGGCATGTTGAAGATTTCCTCTGTGCAGGCGAGACAGAACTGACCAGGACCAAGCGGCCAGGGATTCTCTTTCGTGAATTTATGAAGCGGCGCACGTACAAACTGCGTTGACGCCGCAGATTCGATCATGATTTCGTCGCCCAGGCGAACGTCATAGCTTGCTGGGTTCAGTTGATCGTGGCAGTACGGAACCACCATTGCGTGTTCGCGGCATAGATGTTCGATTTCGTAGTCGCAAAGAACTGACACTTTCTTAACCTTGCCGCGAAGACGCTAGGACAGCCTATCAGGGCTGCTTTGCCTGGTTGGATTCAATCGACCTAATGACATATTCAGCAAAAGCAACATGCGTCATTGCTGCCTGCTTGCCTGCGGGTGCCATTGGAAATGACTCCTTCCAGTACTGCCGAAACAACACCTCGATTTCTTTAACGTCAAGCATTTTCCTGCTCCTTTTGGGCGTATTTTTCCGCCAGGCCGGTGTAAAGAGCGTACATGGGATGACTTTTGTCGCTGCGCCCGTCCTGTTCGTACCAGGAGTCAAGACGCTCTTGACGTTTTGATTCTACGCGATGATCAATCATACTTGCGAGAGCTTTGTTGAGTGTTCCATTGAGCCACTTGCGCACACCTCCAGCCATATAAGGCCGCGATGCGCACAAGAGCCCTCAGGTTGGCCTGTAGAGAGGCTTCGCCGCTCCAGACGGACTGAATAATGCCATCAATTTCGGCATCAGTCATCACCGTTCAAGAGCACAGCCTGAGCATAGTAAGGCGCCCAAAAGCTGCTCATCAATTGATGTCTTGCATCAATTGCAGAAAAAGCAAGAAAAGTCCTGACTATATTGAGGTGTGGGATCAAAAAGAAGAACTTTTTGGTGTTCATGATTCCGTGATTGAATTTGCAACGAGATCGGAGAGGTCGGGAGGTTGGTAGTTCGCGCCTTTGAGCACTTTTCCATCCTCGCGTCGAATTGGCTTGCCATTGTCGTCAAGCTTGCTCATATTACTTGTAAAAACTCTATCCATTGCTTCATCCAAATCCCATCCAAGATATTCGCTCATTTGATAGCAAACAAAAGCCAAGTCTGCCAACTCTTTCAGCAGATTTTGCTTTTTCTCGTCGCTATTCAAATCAGACCGAAATTCAAAGGCGGCAACAATTGTTTCGTTGTATTCTTCTCTAATCAGTCTAAGCTGTAATTCAAAAATATCTTCCTTCCACTCGCGAACAAGTTCAAAAGCTTTGCGAAAATCCGATGCCTGTTGTTGTAGTTGTGCCATTTGCTCTATAAAAATAATGGCCCCGCTATTGCGAGGCCCAAATTGCAGAGGCTGATCAGAGATCGAGATCGTCGCTCTCGTCGCTGCTGTCGTCTGTCACGACGGCATCGGCGTCGGCCTGGGTCAGCACGATGCGACCAGCTTCAGCGACCACCTGCACCTTGCTGCCAGCCTCAAAGCCAGCCACGATGCTGTGACGAGCGCCCACAACGCAGTTGCCGGTCTTGCCGACAGTGATGATCGGAGCACGACCTTTGCGGGCTGAGTAGGGCCTCTTGGCGGGCGCAAACGGGATGCCGGTGGCGGCTTCCGTCATGGCCTTGAAGAAGGCGGGACGCTGATACTTGGTCTCGCTCTCGCCGGTCTCCTTGTCGGTGACGATGGTGTAATAACCAGTCGCGAAAAGAACTTCTTCGTTCTCGTCGTTTTTGTGACTTTCAACGTAGTCAAGCAGTGCTTGACCTGTCATGCGCTCTCCGCGCACTTTTGTTTTACCCGCTTGAGGCGCATCGGCGTCATCAAGATCAGCAGTTTCGGGAGAAACGGTTTCGTTGGTCATTTCGGAATCAGTGGAATCGGGGACGGTTTCTACGCCCTGCTTTTTGCGAGCCATGAAGACGGTTGGCTGGACTTCTGCAAAGTAGCAGATCCAGAGCAGTTTTGCAAGCAACCCTAGACGGGCGCAAATGCAACGACTGCCCCTCCCGCCGTCTGCTCATCCAGTCGCGTCACTGTGATGTGAGCGCCCGGAACGCCGCCCGCTTGGCAAAAAAGCTTTACGGACGAAGCAGCAACGATTAACGCGTCGTCATCGTAACAGATTTTTGTAAGCGCGTCACCACAGGCACGCAACAGCTTGTCCGCGTCACCAGCTTTTGTATGAAACACGGGCGCTCCAGGCTTGAGCTGCCCACGAGAGTTGAAATGAATCTTAGGGCGCGGCATGTAAAAAAGCGCGTGCAGCGCATAAATGCCATCCGTCTTCCAACCTGCGGGACGCACGACTGCAGCAACTTTGCCGATCGCACCCCTCCAGGCGTAGAGGCCCTTGGACTGCTCGACCATCGCGGTCATCACCCTCTGGCGCCCGTCCTTGTCCGTGTAGATCCGACCAAATGCGCTCTTGGAGCCTTGAGTTTCTGGTTTTCCCGCGACGAAAAAAGAAAAGCTTTGGACAGCGCAATCGTCAAAACATTTCAACAAGTTTAGCGTCATTAGCAGCCTCATCGGCTTTGTATAGCGCGATCAATTTAGCGATAAGTGCGCGTCGCCCATAGAAATCAAGTCTTTTGCTGAGTTGCTCTGCAATTTTTTCTATTTCATTGATTGTCGCGCTGTCTCTTATTTTTATTGTCTTGGGGGCTGCAGAAATTAACAGATTTTGCCTGCAGCAATCCGTTACGCTTTTGTATTTTCTTCCACCACCTATCTCTTTAAGTAAATGCGCGTGATGATAGTATAAAACTTTTAACAGCCTGAATTCTTCTATTTTCGCTATTCTATTTCTGTATCGCGTAAATTTTATTGATACCAGTATTCTTCCATATTCGTAATACTCTACGGGAAACTTAAATACGGGGTCTTGATCTTTCAGCCAGTTTACAAACTTAACTGCATACTTGGACTGGGTTCTGTCTTCAATAGCAGCATTTGCGCAGTTTATTATGAAAATATCTCTATTTCTATATTTTACGCCCAGTCCATAGTGTGAATTGTGTATAAAGTCTTTGATGCCTTTGAGTTCTACGTCTCCATTGATAACAGTTTTATACCCAAGATAAGTTTTTGTTTCTATAATTTTCCACATAGTAGAAAAGAACGGCTCAGATGGCTGGCCGTTCATTACCGTTGCTAAATGCAAACGCGCAGTTGCTACCAGTCGCGATCCATAGAAATCGTCACTCTTCTCCCTTAGCACCTTTAATCACCGCGTCAACTTTTTCGCGAAACTCGACGAGCGTTCCGTCATTGTAGATTACGTGATCAAATCCATTCCAGCTGTCTAGCTGTCCTTCTGACGAGTGCGCACCGTTGTGACTTGCGCTTGGGCGCACAACTTTCCACATCTCGCCGCCCATTTGCTTGATCTTTTCAGCTTCGTTAGGAAATCTGACATCATCAACGACTATTTTGTCAAACTCTTTCGACGTTTGCTCGAAAATTGTCAGCCACACATCGTTGTCAATTAGATTTCTACCCCATTCCGTCCCCAAAGTTTGCATTAAATGTCGCGGGGTTTGATTGATTTCGGGAATCAGCACTTCCTTGTTCGTAAAAACATATTCCAGGGCAGCGGCCTTACTGTATCCAAGCATCATCAAAAATTCAATGCACATTCGCTTTAGCGGCGCGGCAAAGCTGAGTCGGGTAAAGCCTTGATGCGTCAGCACGTTTGAAGCAAGTGTTTTGCCCGATTGGGGCGCTGGACTGTAAATTCCGATGATGCGGCTTGTCATGAGAGAAGCTGAAGCAAGTAAATTATACAAGAAAACCTCCCGAAGGAGGCTTTCAAGTCTTGGACTTACGAGTATATTCACCTTAATAGAGCCCAGAAACCATGACTGGCTGGAACCGCTCTATTCCGCGATCAGACCCCGGATTTTAGCTTGCGTAACACTTTTGTCTACCGCTTGGCCCGAGTAGTAGAAATGTTGACGCGATGGGGAGGTGAATTGACGGACAGGGTACCGCACCCTACTCTGCCAAGTTAATCAGAAGTCGTTGTCGTCCGAATTGTTCTGATTGCCGCTCATTGGCTGTGAGCCGGACTGCGTACTATTTTCGGGCAGCGTAATTTCGTAGCCCTGAAGATAGATGCTGGAATACTTGGTTCCGTCCTTTTTCTCCTTGGGAACAATGGACTTGACAGCGCCCGCAACTGTTACTTGGCGCCCATCTTCAACGTATTTCTGAATGACTTCAATTGTTTTTCCGTAAAAAACAGCATTGACATACTGAGCTGGCTGTTTGGTGTTTTTGCACTTACAGCGAACGGAAACAGTGATGTTTTTGCCGTAGTCGCCATCCTGAATTTTAGGATCGCCGGTCACATAACCGGTGGCGGTGATGAAAATCATTGTTGAACTTCCCGTGGAAGGGTGATGTTTTCGAGAGAGCAGTATGCCTTGAAGCGCTCGATGAACTCTTGCGCAGCAGCTTTAAGCTCTTGCTTGTTTAGAACGTGAACGTGAGGTTCGCGCCAGTCATAGCAAATGCAGATTACTCCCTGAGTTATCTCCGTGTCAAGCTCTCCTCGTTTTACCGCAAGGTTGTGGGCGAGCGCGTATGCAGCGATTTGTATCTCCGCTTCTTTGTAGTGACCGATCGACTTGGGTTTTTTCTTTACATTCGGCTCTTTGTATGAGCGCACGGATTTCCAATCCCAAATGCTGTACTCGCCTTCCCAGTGCAATCGAGCATCTGCAGTCCCCGCGTAACCCAGGTGACAAAACAGTTCTTCTTCTATCAGCAAAGAAGGTCTGCTAACGCCATTTTCAAAATTTTCCTTTTTGATTAATTCAATGACAGGTTGCAGATAGTTCACATATTCGTGAATATTGTATTTAATGATTTCATCCATTTGCGCGTAATCTAGCCCGTGTTTCTTGCTGTCACCAAACAGAGCTATTTCAACTTCTGAGTGGACTATCGTTCCCCTTCTTTGTGCGCCCTCCATCACCTCGCGCCAATTTGGTTCCATTTGCCGCCAAATTTCCAAGCCTTTGAGCTTATTTGGATTGAAAAGTTCTACGGTCCTGCCAAGTATTGAGCTAACAGAAACGTATTCTTTGTCGTCTTTGATGTAAAAGCCTGAAGTTGGGTGTACCATTTTCTGAGATGAGGGATGGGCTGAAATTGAAGCTTAGCGCAAATCAAGAAAAAGTCAATTTTCTTTTTTTCGCAAAAACGGCTTTTTGTCACTGGTTATGACGTAGCAGGCAGGGATCGGAATCTCGTGCTCTTGAAAGGTGTACCAGCGATGACCGCAAGAATTGCACTTGCGCCTACGCACAATGCCTTCCTCGCCGTTCCCAGTGCTAACTACAAAGCTCATTCGACTTTCGCAATTCGGGCAGGGAATCTGAACTGCGGGCATTTTCTAATTCCTCTGCCATGTGAGCTGCACCGCGCAGCATAACGCTCAATTTAACAGGCTTCATTTCTTTCCAGCACGCGTATCTAATCGCGTGTCGAAAGCCCATGCTGATGTTGCCATCGCCTAGCTTGCGAGCCGCTTCGATTTCTTCACGGCTCATGCGAATGTTAACTGTAAAGTTGCGCCCTTTGCCGTTCGGGCGACGATCGTTTGTCATTGATCATCGGGTGTAGAGGTTTTGTCGCACCCTGCATCCCAGGGCGCTGGTGTGGACAGGACTTTGGCGACCCTGGGGCAGTACCTACCAGGGCGCTGCAACCGCTGCTGCAGGCGGTCGAAGGCCTCTGCGGGGATGATGTGACGGATCATTGGCCCTCCAGCTCGGCGGCGATGGCGAAAAGTTCTTCGCGAGTGTCTTGCTGAGCGGTCCAAGTTGCCTCTTCCCAGCTATCCGGGTCCGTGGGCTTCCGACGCTGCGGCACCACCTGATCCGCAGCAGCTCGCAGGGCGGCGGCGATGCTGTAGCGGTGGACGACATGCGGCAGCCCAGCATCCAGCACCGCTTGTGCGGCGGGGGAGAGGTCAGTCATCGAGTTCATCTGATTCTCCGCGCAAAATTGCTAAATCGGATTCTGTTGCACCCCTAAGTTGAACTTCGATGCCCAACACAGGGTTGCCGACTTGCATTTGATCCATGAGTTCTTCAAGCCAAGCAAGCGCAAAATCCCTTGCTGACATCCACATATCGTCGTCGTCATGCGGCAGTATGTACGAGTCGTGCTCGCGACATGGGCCACTGATTTCCCAAACGTATTCGGGGGTGGAATCAGTCATCGTAACTCCAGTACAGAACGAGCAATGTCAAGGAAAGTTTCTGGGCTAATGTAGTTCCAGTCGTTCTCATTGAAGAGTTCAATCAAATCC